CACCACCCGCCACAACCCCAGCCGCCTGAGCAGCGGCCGTGCTTGTGGCCGCACCTGCCGCCCGCGCCACAGCCCCATCCAGAACTCCGCGCTGGTGCCCATGGCCCGCCCGATCACCAGTGCGTCGTGCCACGACGGTTCACCGCCTGCCAGTACCCGCTCCATCCAGTAGACGTGGCAGCCGCCCCGGCGTGCCAGATCCGCGGCCGTCCAGCCGCGGGCATCCAGTTCCTCCTGGAGGGTCTCAGCAAGCACCTCGGGGCCGACGGCAACTATTCGGCCGTGCCGAATGGTTGGCGTCATGCTGCCGGCGGCGCGGTGGGTTTCGGCGCTGCAGGTGCCGGCGCAGCTCCGGCCGGAGCTGCTGAGGGAGGCGTTCCCGCCGTTGTCCCGGCCTTCGCAGCCGCGGTCTCTGTCGGCCATTCCGCCTCCACACTGGTCACGTACCCACTCCCGTCCAGCGAGTGCTCGGCCCGGGTGACGGTCCACGTGCCGTTCACCCCATCCCGAAACCCCGCCAGCACCAGCTGCCCTTCGGCCACCACGTCCGTGCGGCCGGGCAGCGTCACCGACAGCGTGGCCTGCCGCCGGGCGCGTCGCTCCAGGTCCGAGCGGGCGGCCGCCATGGCCATGGCCTCGGTCGGGAAGTAGCGCTTCAGGCGCACCACCGGCTCGCCGCTGCCCGCCTTCACTTCGTTGAGTTTCGCCGCCTTCGTGGCATGCCAGAACGCCATCACGGTGCCGACATGCTCGCGCTTGGCCAGCGACACGCGCCAGCTGCTCACATCCCCCGGACGCAGGGGGACCGCAGGCATCTTCTGGCCGCTGGCACTCTTCGATTCGCCCGCCTTGGCCAGGATCAGCCTGCCCGCGGCCGGCTTGATGATGGCGTCGTACTTCTTGCCGATCCGCACCAGGAAGTTGATGTCACTCTCGTCGATCTGGTCCTGCTGGGGCAGCGTGATGTGCTCCATCGAGGCGGCGATGACCGGCTGCAGCTTGTGCTCGGCCGCGATGGTGCGGACGATGTCCGAGAGCTTCTTGCCGGCCTCCCATTTGCGGCGCTTCTGGGTCTGGAGCTGGCTCTTGCCGCCTTTGCTCTCATCGAACGGGGCGGCACGCGCCCGGATGGTCATCACATTGGGCGGACCGGACAGCTCCAGCTCGTCGGCCACGAACAGGCCGATCTTCTTCAGCCCGCCCTCGTAGCCCAGGTGCAGCACCAGCTCAGCACCCGTCGGCGGCAGGCGCAGCGGGTGCTGCGGATCGTGGTCAGCCAGCTGAATCTCCAGCATGTCGGACTCGATGCCGGCCTCATCGGTGTAGCGCAGAGAAACCAGCCGCTCGCGGATGGTGGCGGTGATGTCGGTCTGATTGGCCAGCAACCGCCATTCGGGCCGGTAGCTGATCAGTCCCACAGCTGCACCCCACGGGTTTCATCCGGCGCCTCGATGACCGGCAGCTGCACGGCCACGCCAGCCGGCAGGATCGGCCCGCGGCCGGCCAGGCCGGCATTGGCCTGCAGCACGGTTTCCACCACCCGGTTGGTGGTGGATCCGTAGTGGCGCCAGCACAGGTAATCGACGGTGTCGCCGTCCTTCGTGATGATGGTCGTGCTCATGCCCGTGGCCCCTTCACCGTGTTGGCCTCCTCGATGATCTTTCTCGCCTGAACCGCCAGCGTGCGGGCCAGCATTGAGGTCTTGCCGGCGCCCTCCAGCGCCGCCAGCACCGCGCGGGTGTTCTCGTCCTGGCTGGCCTCGATGTGCCCGGCCGAACGGCGCAGCAGGCGCTCGGCGCTCTGGGCACGCAGGCCCAGCTGCTCGGCCCGTGCGCCCAGCGTGCGGGTGATCGACAGCACCCGGCTGCTGCCGGTGAGCTGCGCCAGCATCGTCGTGGCTTCCGTGGTGGTGGCGTGGATGTCGCGGGCCACGTCCACCACGCGCTTGGCGCCACCTGCGGCTTCCTTCAGCCAGGTGGCAGCCGGGGTGAGGCGGGCCTGCAGGCGGGCGTAGGCGCCACTGGAGGTGGTGGCGGCGTCCTTTGCCTGCGTGCCGATACTGGCAGCCAGGGCGGCCGTCTTGGCAGCAGGCGTGTCGGCCGACAGCGGGATGGGGGGTGGTGGCACGGGCAGCGGCGGCAACTTCGGCACCGGGCCGGTGACCTTGGCCGAGTAGCGCTTGAGCTGCATTGTGAACTCGATGCGGCGAGCCACGCCACCCGCAGCGAAGGTGCCCTGCGTCTCATCGATGCGCTCGATGACCCACATGCCGTGGGCCTTGCCCAGCCCATCGACCAGCACCAGCGGGCGACCCTTGCCGGCCTCGGCGCGCATGGCATCGAGCTGGCCGGCGCCGCCCCGCCACTCGGGGTAGATGACGCCATCGAGGTTGATGGTGGTAGCGCCGGGGCCGACGAACTGCAGGGCGGCCTCACGGCCGAGGCGCTCCTGCTCGGGCCAGCGGTAGTCGTCGGAGCGCTGCAGCCCCTGGAAGGCCGCGGTGTTGAGGCCGAACTGGTAGGCGCCGAGCTGGAGCATGACGGGGGCGCCGAGGGGGTAGCGGGAGGTCATGCCGGGCCTCCCTGCTCGACAGCCCGCTCAGTGGTTCTGGCGGTAAGCCTCCCTTGCGCTCCGGAAGCACTCATACGATTGGTTGTACTTACATGCCTGATAAACGGCCTCGGACTCTTTGTTGCATTCCTTGATGCCCCAGATGAAGCATCCCAGCCCAGAGAGCGCGATAACCAAAACGACAACACGAACCAGCTCCGCGTGTCGGGTCTGCTCCTCGTACCCCCCGATCTCTTTGACCAGTTGCTCAAGCTCGCTTTCTTCGTCCATGGTTCATATCGCTGCACGTTGCTTCCTCCCAGTATCGCATGCTCTCTGAATCACCATAGCGCACCACGTCACACTCGCGTGCACGGCCCGGCGAACGGCGCCTGCTGGCGTCTATCGCTTATCGCCGCGTGTCTGGCCGCTCATTGAGCCGGCACCAGGTCGAGCATCAGCCCACGCTGACGCACCTGCCTGTTACGCTCGATCTCCTGCGCGGTCTGCTTGGCAAGCGCGGCAGCGCTCTCCCCAGGCTGCTGGACAATGTTTATGGCTATGGTGCTGTTGTCGGTGTGATTGATCGTTTTTCCGCCACGGGAGGTCACTGATGGGAGTTGCGGTGGCACTGGCCATGGAGGAACTTCGCTCTCCAGAATCTGACGACGTGTCATCACCGTAGCATCCGCGCGCTCCGGCGTTGTTCCATTCCACCAGTTCACAGCACCCTCAATCCAGCCTGACACCCGTTCTCTGGCAGGCTCAAGGAAAGAAGCACTGACAAGGCGCTTGATTTCTTCAATCGCCGCTTTTGCGGCATTTTCAATATCCTTCAAAAAGGCGGAGCAATCCTCCATGGCGCTCTTGATCTCTCCAAAGAACCACTAAAATGATGACCAGTTCTTCTGAATCATCGTCACTGCCGTTCCAATCAATACAATCGCCAAACCGAGAGGGTTCGACCTTATGAATGTATACACCCATTTGGATAGTGTCTGAAACATACCTCGCAGAACGCCAATATTAAATCCAACCTCCCGCACTGCCCCCCCAACAAATTTCCATGCCCTTGAAAACTGAAGCAAAGACCTTCCGCCTGCCCCCCATAAACGCAGCGACCACTTGAACAGACCATTCTGCGCAGATTGATAGAGCTGGAGCACTCTAAGACCACTGCCCCACGCCATCTGAATGCCAGAGGCAACCGACCCCATAACATACCGATACGCTCCGAGACCCAGCATCGCTGTTTTCGCGACCATGAAAGCACCAGCCATTTTCATGGCTGTGTTGAAAATATCACGAAGAAGAGGTCCGTTATTCTTTGCCCACTTTGTCAAGTCTTCCAGTACGACCCCTGCCACGCCCATGATTTCTTTTGCTGCCGGCATCAGCTGTTCGCCAATGACAACCATAGCCTCTTGAATCTGATTGTTCAGCATCTGCCACTGAGCCGACATCGTCTTGTCACGGGCGGCGCTCTCCCGCGCCATACTGCCCTTGGCCTCTTCGCTGTTGGCCAGTTTCAGCTGACGGCGGTACTCCTCAATGCCGCCGGCAAGTTTGGCCACATCATCACCGTACTCCTTGCCAAAGAGCATCGTAGCAATCGTCAGGCGTTTTTCATCACTGATTTCCTTGCTGTTGAGTTTCTCCAGCACCATCTGGATGGTGCCGGTGGCGTCCTTCACCATTCCGGCCTGAACATCCTTTGATTTGAGGCCCAAAGCATCCAGAGCATCGTGAAACCGCTTGGGTTGCGAGGCCGCCACCGAAAGCTCCCGGATCACTGCATTGGAGGCCGTTGCCGCTACCTCGGCACTCGCTCCGAGTGTCAGGAAGGTCGAGCCGAGCGCTGCTGCATCCTTGGCCGACATACCCACCATGGTGGCCACGCCGCCGATTCGCTTCATGACCTCGATGATGTCTCCACCCTGGGACTGCGCGTTGTCGTCGAGGTAGTTGATGGCGTCCGCCAGTCCGCCGATCTCCTTGATCGGAATCTTGTAGACCCCGGCGATCTTGCCCATCTCCTCGGCAAGTTTGCCTGCGGGAAGCTCGAAAGCAGCAGCCATCATCGATGAAGTTTTGACGAAATCAATCACCTCGTCGCCCGCAACCCCCATGCGCAGCCCGGCTGCGGTCATCTCGGCGAGATCGTTGGTTGCCATCGGGATCGTGCGGCCAAGCGCCTGGATTTCCTCTCGCATCTTGAAGAAGGTTGGCGTGAGATTACCTTGCGCATCCCGGGCACCGTCGAGCTGCTTTGCTACACCCAGCATCGCGTCTTCGAACTTGCTGGCGGCCTTGAGTGGCTGCAGAAGGACCATACTTCCCGCCCAAACGGAGCCAATGCTCTTGAGCGCGTTTCCCATCATCCCCTTGCCGCTTTCCATGCGTGCAAGCGATCCTTCAAGACCGACCCTGAGCGACTTGAAGCGCTCGAGGTCTCGAGTGACAGCACCGAGTCTTTCTTCAGCCAGCGCCCCCCGACTACCTCCTCGCCTGCGCATGCGTTCGAGCGTTGCCTGCTTACGCTCCAGACGCTCGATCTCCTTCCCGAGACCTTCGATATGCGTCTTGGCCCGCCCCGTCGTTCCCAGGAATCCGCCAGACAATGCAGCTCCGATGATTACGGTCGTCGTGATTTTGGATAACATCAGCTCTTTTTTCCTTTTATCCGCTGGCCAAATGCGCCCAGCATCACTACTCGTTCTTCGGCAACCCCTCCAGCCACCACACGAAGCGCTCCGTGCGCATGGCCAGAATCTCCGCACATGACCAGCCCGTGTGCGAGGCCAGCGCCAGCGTGCCTGCTCTCACATAGTCGCCGGTCAGACGATAAAACCCGAGAATGCCTGCTGCACCTTGCGGTAATCGCGCAGCGTCAGGCGCTTGATGTCATCGGGTGTCACCTCGCACAGATTGGCTGCCAGCAGCACCTCCTTGCTGGCGTCCGAGCCCTTCATCTCGTCCAGCGCCAGCTGGTCCGACACCAGCGGCTCACGCATCCGCAGCGTCGTCACCTTCGTGCCATCGATCTCTATCGGCCGGCTCAGCTCGATGTCCACGTATCCGGTCTGCACTTCCGTCGTCACTTTCTTGGCCATGCTGGCTCCTTACTTGATCTGGTTGTTCTCAACGAAACGGGCCGACCCCATGGCCGGCCCATGAATCAGCGCTCAGTGCGCCTCACATCCCCAGCGCCGCCCGCACCGGCGCGGCCGTGTCCTTGCCGTCGATGACGCGGACCATGTTCTCCACGTCGATCTCGGTGATCACGTCGCGGCCGTGCTGCAGCTTGTAGTACGTCACCGCCATGCTGATCTTGATGCCCACCTTGTCGCCGGGCTTCAGCGTGCCGTGGTCGATCTCCTTCACCTTGCCGCGTAGGGTGTGGATGACCGGTGTCACGGTGCCGTCGAACGACTCCAGCGCCTCACGGGCCACGAACGGCACCACCTTGCCCTCGGCCACGTCGAACGCGGCCAGCACGGCGCGGTCCACGGCGATCAGGCTGAATGAGGCTTCGAGCTTTTCGAGGCCCATGGTCAGCTCGATGGGTGCATCCATGCCCGCGGCCCGGAACTCTTCCGTCTTGAGCGTCAGCTTCGGCGGGGTGAACTCTTCGATCTGCCCGGCAAAGCCCTTGCCATCGACGAAGAGGTTGAAGTTTTTGCGTACGTCACGCGCGGCCATCAGAAGATCTCCGTCAGGTATTTGTTGGTGAGCTGGCTGCGGAAGGTCACACGCTCGGCCGGATACACCGCGGTGAAATCAAGGTCAAAGCACACCTTGCCCTGGGCGATCTGGTCCGGGGTGTTCAGCTCCGGGTCTGCCCAGCAGTCGCCGCCCAGAATGGCGCCCTTGGCAGTGAGGTTGCGCAGGTACGCCTTGACCCCTTCGGTCACGTCCTCGATGTAGGTCTTCGTGATGCCCCGGTCCACGGCCCAGAGGTGATTGCGCAGCAGTGACTCCTGGAGCATGTCTGCCGTGCGGCGCACACAGAGAAACGCCCACTTCGCATCGCTCGACAGCGACCGGTTGCCCCACAGCCGATACCCGTCGTGGCGAATGATGGTGGCGATCTTCGCTTCGTTGAGCAGGTTGGCGCGCGCGTTCGAGTCCCCGAGCGTGAAGTCCACGGGCCGCACGGTGCCGACGATACCGTTGATGCCCTGGTTCGATGGCGACCACCAGAAGCCGCGGTCGTTGTCGCTGCGCGCGATCATCCCGGCCACGCAGGGGCTGGGCGGCTGCGGCTCGGCCACACCCTTGGCGTTGATGCGCAGCACCCACGGATCGACCAGGTAGACGCGCGCGCCATTGGGCGGGGCGCCGAAATCACCGGCGTACTGTTTGGCGGCCTCATCCGTGGTGTTCGGGCCGTCGGCGATGATCACCGCGCGCAGCTGGGCGGCAATGCCCTGCAGGGCGGACACGACGGCATTGGCCTGGCCGTTGGTGCGCTGATGGGTGAAGCCCGGCGCGATCAGGATGCGCGGCACCACGCCCAGCTTCGATTCGGCGCCCAGCAGCGCCTTGAGCCCTTCGTATTCGCCGGTCGTTGCGTTGGTGCCGCCCAGCACGTTGGCCAGCGTGTCGGCGTCGCTCTCGGCCTTGGCCACACGGATGGCCACGACCACCGCGCCTGCCTGGTCGAAGATGGCATCGAGGGCGGCAGGCAGCGTGCCGTCGTCGTCGCCTGCATTGGCGCGCAGTTTCGCGGCTTCCTTGATCGAGCCCGCGATGAGCACCGGGGTATTGAGGGGGAACGCGGCTTCGTCAGCACGCGGGGCGGTGCCGACGATCCCGATGACGCTGGAGCGTACGGTCTGGATCGGGCGGGGGCCGCTGTCGATTTCGACGACCTCGACCCCGTGAAGGTAGTTCTCGGACATGAATGCCTCATGTGGTGGTGGCAAAACGCCCGGTACTGTGCGCCGCCCGCCGGCTGCTGTCCCCGTGTGGTTTTTCCTGTCCGTGCCTGTCTGTGGCGCAGACACAAAAAACCGCCCTCACCGTATCAGCGGGGCGGCAAACGGCCGGGCATGCTGGACCCGGCCGGTGGGAGGGCGTCAGTGCGCGCCCGTCCCTGGAGGAGAGGTCATTGGGCGGTCGGCTCGCCGGGCTTCGGGGCGGAATCCTGGCCGTCGGTCGTGTCCTCGGCACCCGCTGCTCCGCCGGGAGGCGTGGCTTCAGTGGCTGGCGCAGCCGCCGCGTCCTGGCCAGCGATGGGGGCATCAGCAGTGGTGTCGTCAGTGGCGGTGGCCGGCGCCTCGGTGGGCGGTGTCGGTTCCGGCGGCTCTTCGCTGGACGCCTCGTGCTCGACAGTCGGTTCGACCTCGGCGACCGGCTCATCGGTGGCCTGCGCCTCGGCTTCTGGTTCTGCTGGCGGGCTGGCCTCGGCCACAGGTTCAGTCTGGGGTGCCGTGCTCTCGTCCTGGTCAGCAGCCGGCTGTTCGGGTGCCTCGATGGTGCCTGCGGCCTCGTTCTGCGGGGCTGCATCGCTCGGCAGGCCCGTGCTGTCCTGCGCATCGGCGGCACCAGCTGCATCAACCGTACCTGCTGCACCAGTCGCGTCAGCGCCGTTCTGCGCGGAGGTTTCTTCATGGACCTGCGCATTATCTTCGGGCGGTGCATCCTCGGCTGTCTCGTCATCGGCGCCGGGGATGGGGCTCGGGTAGCGTTTCTTGATCTCGGCGATCTTGGCTTTCCACTCCTCCATCGTGGCCTTGCCGCGCTGGGCCTTGAAGAACAGCGGATCGGCTTCCTTGCGGTACGCCTCCTGCCGCAGCGCCTCGATTTCCTCGACGGACTTCTGCAGCGCTGTGGGTTGCGCCGTCTCGCGCAGCCTGCGGGCCTCTTCCTGGGTCACGCAGCGCGCAATTTCCTTCTCGTCCGACACGATGGCCATACCGGCCTGAGAGCCCGCCATCAACGATTCGTACAGCTCGTCGCTGATGGGTACGCAGTCAACGGGCATGAATTCGCCGTTGATCTCTTCGCAATAAAACCCACCCAGCGACGGGGAGTAGTACATCTGAAATCCAAGTGCAAACATCGTTTCACCACCCAAAACCAAGAATCATCACCGAACAATTGCGCCCATTACGCGCGTTGGGACATTCCCAAACAACAGTTTGCGGCCCCTCAGAGGACGCCGCAACAGTCCATGCGTTCCCATTCCTGGGCGTAATGAAGAGACCAGACACGTCGCGCGGAAACGCAATCGGCCAATTCTTGCGGTTGTATGTCGTTTCTGTCGAACTGGCCTCCATCCACTGAATGACCGCACCTCCCAGCCAGCTGGGAAATTTCAGAAACCCCCATGCACCGTTCAGCCTGTGCACAAAGCCGGCAGAACTTGCAATGTG